CCCGTGATTACCACGATCGCACCAACCGGGATACGCGGTGCCGTCACAGGAACAGACAAAGTCGGGCTGCTCGTCGACACACGATCACCCGCAACCTCACGCGCCGACGAACCCGAGATCGTGCCAGCCATCCGCAACCGACACACACCCGAATACAGCAGCGCACCCGCAGCATCGGTTTCGAGCCCGGTACCAGGGTCGACCGTTCCTCCACCAGCAGACGGCACAGTCACCGTGCACGTGTCGCGCATCCGCGACACAGCCTCAGCCTGACGCCGCGACAACAATCCAGTCAGGTCCATGACCCACTCATCGGGTTCACCATGAACGCGACCTGACGACCCACGACCCGGCGACCCATCAACCGGCGCAACTCATTCGAGGAAATGAACATCTCCCCCGACGACACCGACGAATCAATCGTCCGGGACTCCGACCCATCATCAACGGTGGATGATTCCTGCCGCACGAACCGAGCAGGCACAACAACCCGCTCAACCATGCTCACAACCACGTTCTTGACCGTGGCAATGTTCAGGGTGCCCGCCGTGATCCGCTCGTCAACATCCATGCCGTTAACGAGCGGAACCTCATCACGGATCATCTGCGACGCCTCAGCAATGCGCGCCGACACGGTGATGATTTCGTCGTCGGTCAGGGTCCGCCAGATGCCCTGCACATCCGTGTAGTCAGCGAAGTCCATCTGGCGTCACCCCCGCTACTTCTTCGCAGCCGGCTTGGGCTCATCCTCGTCAGCAGCCCACACCTTCGGGTTGCTGATCAGCTTCGCGTGCTCAGCCGACACCGTGTCACCAGGACCGTAAACAACGGTCCCTTCCGGGGTCTGAACATGAACGGTGGTGTCACCGAGCTTCTTCGCCATGTCAGATCACATCCGCAACCATCAGCAGGCGAGCGTTGTCGAGGACCGGCATACCCACCGCGTCCACGTAAACCCACTGCCGGAACGGAGGACCGGACTTGATGACAACACCAACGGTGCCCGGCGCGTTCGAGAACGACATGTCCGACTGTGCAGCGTTCACCAGTTCCAACGCCGTCGCGGACACACCGACCGCGTTGTGCCCGAGATCCCCAAGGTTCGGGGGCAGGAACACAACCCGATCATCAGCGATGACACGAGTACTGGTGCCGTCGATGTCCACCTGAGCGTCGTACGGCAGCAGCGGCGTCGGCAACCCATTGGACGACAGCAGGTCAACCACGTCGTTCTGGTTCACCCGACTGACGCCGGCAGCGGAACCCTTAATCGCATTGATGATCTTCGCGTTCGTCTGGAACAACCGCATCACCCGCTGCGAAGTCAGGAACGACGCGGGCGCAACACCGTTGTTCGCGATGTAAACATCCGTCCACGTGATCAGATCCGTGAGGATATCCGCAGTCGCGATCGTCGTCCACGGGGTGCCAGCCGAAACCAGTTGCGAACCACCAGGGGTCGCCGCGGTCACACCCGAAGGCACACCGTAGTCAGCCTCCGACTGGAAACCCTCCTCGTTGATGGTGAGTTTCCCATCGGTGAGGACATCACCCCACGCCTGCTCCCACCGGTTCTGAACCTCACGGGTCAGGTTCTCAGCGTCGTTGTAGATCGACTGCGCCAACGCCTGCTGGTTCGTGCCTGCGGTACGCGCGAACTCCAACTGAAGCCGCTCGTACTCACCCATCGACAGCGAAGTCGAGAGAGGCGCCAGCTTCACCATCTTCTCGGAACCACTGTCCCGCTCAGACACGTGAATCCGACCGTCATACGACCGGTACCGCGCGGTGCGGTTGGTCCGAACGATCTCCGCGAAGTTGATGGAATTCGTCTGGTGAACCCGCGTCGGGAACATTTCCGACAGCCGCAGACTCGCGGCGAGCGGAACGTTCCGCACGAAGGTGGTCAGGTCATCCGGCTCGACCGGGGCATCAAAGAAAATAGCCATGATTCAATCCCTCCCGGTCAGTTGGTGAAGTGGACAAGTTTGAGGTCGGTCCGCCCGTTGGTGTCAATGAACCCACCACCAGTGGCAGCGTTCGCGATCGGCAACTTCGCCGCATCCACAAACGCATGAACCACGAGCGCACCATTGGTGTCCTTCGTGGTATCCGCAGTGTTCGGCACCTTCACCGAGCTGAACAGGAACCCAGCAGCGGTACCGGTCCCGTCAACAGCAGCATCCACGTACGGGCCGTACTTACCGGTCGCGGTGATCTTCCCCAGCACAATCCCACTGAGCAGGTACCCGTTGGGGTAGTGGGTGGCCGCGGTGAACGCCGAAACGTCCAGGTTGATGGATGGTGTCGTACCCGGGTCGGTGCCGTGAGCGCTGAGGAGCCAGCTTCGCTTTTCCGCCTGGTAAGACGCCACAGTGGTAACCGAAATGTCGGTGCTCATTGGCGCTCCTTTCAGGAACGATCAGATTGGTTTGGTCATGCGGTTTTCTGCGGCCACCTGCGCTGAGCCTCTTCCAGCCCAGCAGCACCGCCACCGGTTTTCTGTTGGTTCCGGTGCGCATTCGGTGACGGAGGCAACCCGTTCTTGTTGCCAGGCTTCGCGCCCAACCGTTCAGACAACCGCTTCGCGCGCTTGTCAAAATCCTCTTCAGTCCCCGCAGTGCTGAGATCAGCAACATCCTCCGGGGACAACCCGTACTTCGCGCCGACCCGCAAACGGGTCGCCTCCGCGCGGGCCTCATCGCGTTCCTTGCGGGCTTCGTCGCGCTCAACCTCAGCGCGTTCCTTCTCCCCAAGTTTCGCCTTCTCAGCGTCCGCGAGTTTCTGCTCAGCAGCAGCAGCGCGCTTCTCAGCAGCAACCGCTTTCGCGCGCTCCGCCTTCAACGCCTTCACGCCACCAGCAGCTAACGGCTTCCCATCGTCATCCTGGTCATCGTCGGAACCATCTCCGTCATCAGACCCATCGGAATCATCCGAGTCGCCGCCATCGTCGTCCGCGCCGCCCATCGCGGGCCAGACAGGACGACCATCCTTGCGAACACCCAACGCCCGCAACGGTGCACCAGTGGCGGGATCAAGCAAAGTCGCATGAACGGGCAGGATAGTGCTGACCATCGCGGTCATTCCAATCAGTTGTGCCCGTCGCATCGCGCTAGGGCAATCAGAAATCCAACTGCACCGTGCAGTGACAGTTGTCGTGGAAATGCCTGCCGGTGCCGGCCGAATCCTCCGACCAATAAACCGACCCGCGGCCCGCGAGCATCCGGCAAAAATCGCACCCCTTGGCGCTGTTCACCACCCGCCGATACCTCGGCTTCGCAGGGTCACGACGCGTGTTCTCGGTTATCGTCTGCCGGCCACCCTCACGCACCAACCGCGGCGCACCGGCCGTCAACCGGTCCGTCAGCAACTTCTCCAGATCCACCGTGGGCAACGTGTTCTTGGGGGAGAACAGCGGCGCCAACGCCCACCTAGCGGTTTTCTCCACCTGCACTACACCCGGCGGGTCCGCAAGATCAACGGTGAACCGACCACGCGCCCCCGACTGCTCCCGGGCCGTCTCATACATCGACGCACCCAACAACGCAGACACATCGCCCAACTCAGCCACAAGCGCTGGCAACGAATCGAACACCCCCGCCGAGAACTCCCGCGGGTCCGTCAAAGTCAACAACCCCAGCAGATCCAGCACCCGGGCGATCGTCAACTCATCCAGGTCAGCGTCAGCCTGCCGGAACTGCCGCGCCTGCTCCGCCGTCAGCATTCACTGCCCCCGCCCTGGTAGCCCGTGCCGTAGCAGCAGCTGTGGCGAGGTCCGCGACAACACCCGCAGCACGAGCCTTACGCCTGTCCTGCTGAATCCGCTCAACCTGACCACGGTCATAACCGGCCTCTTCCAGAGCCACATCCGAGTCAGCCGGAACCATCCCCACCTGAACCTTCTTCACCACCGCATCCGTGATCGCAGCCGGAGCGTACGTCGCGGTATCAGCCCAAACTGTCTGCACCCGCGGCAACTCATCAAACGGGACACCCTCAGCCAGCAACACCAAACGGTTCATCCGGTTATACGAACCACCGTCGATCTTGTTCCGCATCCGACCGCGGTCAATGACCCGCTTCTCATACGCGCGCATACCATCACCCGATGGCGGGTTATCAGTCACAAACCCAAGATTCGACGGCGGGATACCGGCCTCCGCAGCGATGATCTGCGAATCCATCTTGATCATGTCAATCAACGTCGCAGGAGACGACGCCGGCAACTGCTTCACATCCGGCTGCAACGGCGACGGCTCACCATCCTCGCCGGGCTCACCCGTCAACGCCTTAAACCGACCCCAATACATCTGCCAAGCCTCAGCCTGATTACCGTCAGCGTCCTGGAACGCCTCCTGCGCCACGTTGAACAAGAACTGTGATGGCATCGCGAACGCCTCACGAGCAACTTCCATCGCCACCAATGTCCGAACACCCCGGTTCGTAGCCGAAATCACCGTAGGCGTGATCTCAGACCGACCCCACGGCGCATCCAACCGTTGCCGGTTCACGAACCGCTCAACCGGAACAATCCCAGATGGGTTCTCGAACTCGTCCACTACCCGATACCGCGAGTCACCCCACAACTCCACAACCACAGTCCGGTCCGGCAAATACAACGTCGCCTGCCGCGGATCACCCAACCGCAACGCCTCATCATTCGACGCCGCAGCCGTAATCCGCCGCTGGGAGCGGTCATACTCAGCCGTCATCCGGGTAGCCGGAGTCGGCAACACAATCGTCCGACCATCCTCCGACCGCGCAACAACCACGAACGCGATACCGTGGATCATCTCCGACAACTGAAGCTGCGGCGCCTCAGCATCCATGTCGTTGTCATCCCACACTTGGTTGATGATGTCCGACATCTCAACCGAGCCCGGAACATGAATATGGTCAATCGAGCGGCGCTCGTTCAACACGTCCACAACAGTGCCAGGCCAACCAACCACGGTGTTCAACTGATCGAACTCCGGTGGGACAGCCATCGCCAGCGACTTCACCAACGCCCGCGCATCGTAATACTCAGCGAGCAACCGGTTCTTATGACGTTTCCGCCCAATGCGTCCTAACAGGTACGCCAACAAGTCGCGGTCATCATCAGGAAGGAACCGGGTCGGCACACGCGGCGTCGGCGTCAGCGTCAGGGCAGAGGTCACGCAAACACCACCGCCTTAGCTGGTCGCTTGCGGTCACCCGCCCTGTACTTACCCGAGTTCAACACAATCTGCCGGCCCAACCTGGCGCCCACCATCGTCACAGCAGCATCCACCAGCAACGACGAATTACGGTTCGCCTTACCCAACGACGTACCCCACTGCGTCGGGTAATTCCGCGCGTGATGCACATGCAACGTCAAACTAGGGTCGCCGTCGTGGGTGAACACCCGATGATCCGTCGTCGTCGCATCAATGTCCGTAGCGGTCTGCTCAGCCATCCCCACAAACAACCGGTTCCGCTCCGAACCACCGGGTTGGGACAACCGCATATCGAACTTCACGCTGTGCCCAATACCACCACCAGTGCCCTTAGACGACCGTGCGCCGGGCGTCGCCCACAACGGCAGCGACTTGCCGAAGTCCCGGTGCCACTCATCGAACAACGGCAACCAGTAGTTAGCCTCAGTGCTGTCCTCCGTGGCCGGCGACGGATCACCACCGAACCACCAAACCTTCAACCGCGCCTTCGTGTCCCGTACGGCCTGATCAACACTGATCTCCCCGGGCTGCGCCTCACGGGCATACCGCGGCACCGTCCACGTTGTCCCACGCGCACCGGGTGGACGCTTCCACACCCCGATCAGGAACACATGACCATCGGAGAGCCGACACCCAACCAAAGCGGTCGAGTCCGACGCCTTCGAGCAGTCAAGGAACATCGCCACAGCTTCACCATCAGCGACAGTCTGCGGTGCCGCCATCGCATCCCACTTACGCGGCTCAACCCAAGACTCTTCGTTCTCAGCGATCAGGTTGAAGTAAAACCGCAACGCCTCACTGACCGACAGGTCCGGGTCCAACACTTCATCCTCAAGCCGTTCAAGGTCAGACCACGGCGCATCCGAATACGCAGCAGCTAACCCAGCGCGCCGTGCCGCCTGGTCGTAAATGTCCGTACCCGGCAACGCCTCAATCGAGTCATAAAGGATGTCCCGCTTACCAACAGTCCGACCCGACACCTGAGCCTGCCACGCCTTAAACGACCGCTCAGCGATCGAATCCGCGCCCTCTTCATGCCCGTTCGTGAACTCACCCAACCGAGCCTGCAACGCCCGCGGCGACTTACCCACATTCCGCCGCACAACCCCAAACAACAGATGCCCACCGTTGCTCGACTTCATATGATGCGACTCGTTGATCCCACCCGCCGTGGTCGGGTCACCCTCAGACG